TACAGCTGAACCGCCATTAACATTGGCAGATAATAGGAATGTCCTACTTGTCCAATCAATCCGCGACCTGTTTTCCAAAAATCGGAATACAGGATCATTCGTTGGTGCTTTCGCTACTTTATTTAGATATACAAAGAACGGTGACTCTTCTGGAGCTAATTCAGCAACGCGATCCCCGAAGTCGTACAATCGTCGTTGGTCTGGGGCTTGCCCCACACCAGCCGAAGTTGCCGCCGCAGTAATCGAGCTACTCTTTAATGTTCCGCTAGTAATAGCCATTTTTTTCTCCGTGAGTTACTTTATTATTAAAATACCGTTTTATCCCCCACACTCATTACACTATCCCAAACCTTATCATCATCTGATTTTGATTGGGGTGGTGCACCTTGTATAGCGCCGGGGCTTCTTGGAGCATTTCTTGCCGCACTAACTGCCTGAGCTGTATCGCTAACCGATCCGACTTTATTGACGTCACGATATAGTTTTACAAGATTAGGCAAACCTACTTGTTCCTTCGGTTGAGTAACAAACTGCATAAAGTTATTTACATCCTCATCAGAGAATTTATATGTACCACGCAATTCGTTAACCGTGTTGTTATAGGTCATTTGTTCTGACATTTGTTGCTCCTGCCTTTGTAATGCCTGACCCACAACTTGATTCGTTAGCTCAGTTTCCTGTTGCTTACGAAATTCATATGATTGTGAACCCGGCTTGTAGTAGGCTTCCCAAGGGTTAAAGTCCTCTTCTGGCAGTGCTGGTTTAGATTCCGTTTTCTTTGCTTGCTGTCCGTTGATATTGCTTTGTAATAAATCAACCAAGTCTGGGCGAGATTCTAGTAATTGTCCCAAGGGCTCTAATTGCTTCAATTTACCATTATCGGCATACGCGCGATCATACATTGATTGAAACTTTTTAGCCTCACTTTCCCAATCCATTACTTGCTCAACGGCTTCTTCAGCCTGCATAGCTTCGTTATCTGCTTCATTGACAACCTGATCTATTATTTCAGTTTGTCCTTCTTCACCACTGACAAATTCGGTAGTGGCCTCTGTCTGTGTAGTGTCCATTACGACTCCTTTTCTAGATGTCTCTAAGCATTAGGAGCAGAACCGGGTTCCTTCATGGAACCAACCAATTTCTCCGCTTCGAGCTTCACCTCGTTTTGTAGTTTATTTAATTGAACCCTTCTATCAGATTTGGCGTCTGATGCAATTTCCGACAATCGAGATTTGAATTTTTCAACCTCGACGCGTTTTCTATCATGCACAGACTCCCTCTGGGCTGTCTGGAGGTCACCCTCCAAATTCTTTATCTGTTCTTCCATAGCCTGAACCTGTTGCATTAACTGCTGACGTTCTTCAGTTCTACGGAGGATACCTTCTTTATCAAATATTTCTGGGTTTTTCTTTAGTACTTCATACTTATCTACTATACCCATTTGAAATGCTTCCATGTATACAGAAAGCTCTGCCCACTTACTAGTTGGTAAACTAGAACCCGGCTCTATGCGAACATCATGCTGTGAAAGATTATGCTTATCTTTTTTCATGTCTAGAATAGCATTTTCGGTACTATCATAGAAATTCGCCATTGCTTCTGTTACATCATTGTTAGCCTGAACTAACCTAAAAATCTTTTTATATGTATAATGTCCTTTACAAAAATTGTATAATACCTTCCCTAACCTATTGATACTAAACTCAATATCTCTCAGTTTTGACTTAGGTCTTTCCGTTCCCAATGCAATCATACGTTCTGTACCACGCACTGTTTCGGGAGCTTTCTCTGTAAAACCATGCATCATCTCTGGTAATCCAAATGTAAAATCAATATAATGTTCACATTGTTGGATTAGTTTGTAAAACTCTGATGCTAATGCTTGTGGTGCTGGATAATGAGGTTCTCCTTGAGAGCTATCCACTTCAATTACCGCATTTGGGTTTGCCCAATCCTGTTCTAACTGATTAATATCATCCACACTACCTAATGGTACTAATAGTTTTAAACCAGCAGAAGCCTGAGCGTGAGATAAAGCCAATGACCATAGTTTGTTTAATAATCTTTGCATTGGACGAGCTCTTGATACGTCTGATTTAGGATATGGAGTTTCTGTCCAAATGTTAGGCAAGGGCACTATGGGATAACAGTCTGTATGTAGAATTGCTTCATATAATACAATCTGTCCCATAGTAGCACACACTTTAATTCTTGATTGCTGTACTGGGATTACTTCATATTGACTGCTCTCTACGCGTTCACGGTTATCTTCGATAAATTGCATATACTCTTCTTCATCAAAAATAACTTCTTCACCTGACTGCATATCAATAACACGATAATATTCCACCTTAACCTTATAGTATCTTTCCAGTACCTGAAACTTTTCACGATGGTATAGATCACTATCTTTTACCTCAGCTGGTGTAAATACAGATTTTGAATTTTTATTTTGAGCACTAGGGTAATCTTCTTCATTATAAGCATTTAACTGTGAAATAATACCAGCTACTTCTTCTCCAGATTCTTCATCTATCTGCGGCCCTAATTCAGGGTAGAGGTTGACGACCTGTTCACCAGTTAGTATGGTAGAGAGGATGACGCCTTCAGCGTCATCATACCACCTGTTTCTGGTGGAAGGAGAGACGTATACCCGAAAAGGGTTAACATAAGTGAACTTGACGTCACCCCTACCGAAGTCTGACTCAGGGTCTATATACGCATACAGATAACCCATTCCAGTGATTGCATAATCATGTATCGCTTCTTTTAATTGCCAATCACCTTGTGAGTTTTCCCAAATATAACTCATTACAGTACGCCACAATGTTGCTATCTTTACATCAGAGTCCTCACGTGGAGTTACTGTAAAAGCTGGCGGTCTTGAAGTTAGTACCGCTTTAAATTTTTCAATTGCTGGCCCGATTCTATCCATCGGCACATCTGCCTGATTGCGAGCCTGTAGTTCATCTGACTCATCACTGGTAAAATGATTACCAAGAAAGAAGTCAATATCATAACGAGCTTCTGTATCCCAGTCTGCTCTTGAGTCCCGCCATTGGCGGTATAATTCTTGATTATAATCTGCTTTAGGGTCTGATTCTAAAGGCATTAGATTCCTTCGTTACCTAACCGTTGTAATAAAGCAGAGCCCTTTAAACCTTGTAATGAAGATGGTGGGTTATTAGGGTCAACATTTAAACGATTATATAAAAATTCATTTCTTTCTTGAAGTGGGGTTTTTAATCTTCCAAAACTTCTTAAATAAGGCATAAGAGCATACATGCTTTTTTGTACTTCTTCTCCGCTGTAATTATCTGCTGGAAATTTTGCCATTCTTAATTGTTCTGCTCTTGCGCTTTCAACGCCACGACCTGTGTCTTCCCACATTTCAGCCATTTGTTGAAACTTATCAACTGGGGGAACTCCTACTTGTTGTAGTTTCACTTCTCCACCATTTTGATAATGAGGAACAGCGGATTTACCCATATTGTTCATTTTTTGTTGTAGTAAAGAATCTAATGCTCTGCTCTCCATACCAGACATTCTATGTTTTGCCATCTCTGGCCCCCCTCTCATATACGTGCCGTATAAATCTTCTGGGGATCGCATATTGCTCATTTCCTCCGCTGGTGCTGATAAACTTTCCGGTAGTGCATAACCAGCTTCGCCCATTATTTCTGCTTTTTGTAATGCTTTTTCATACTTTCCTACTTCTCCACCTTCTTGATAGGAAAAGTCTTCACCGCTATCAACCTTTCTCGGTATTTCACTAAAAAGATTTCTAACAGGGTCAAGCAATCCACCGTAATGAGTTTCTCCTAACGAATATCTTCCTTTGTCTGTTTCTAAATATTGAGCTTCTCTACCTTTTTTTGGCCCACCCTCTTGAACATCAACAAAAGAAGCTCCTTGATAGGGGCTACCTTCTTCACCATATGTTTCTCTTCCTAAATAGCTTGATTGATCCTGTAGAACTTTATTACCTAAAACCTCTTGAACGTCATAAATTTCTCCACGAACATTAATGTCCTTTTTTTCTGACCCGGGACTCATATCCTGTCCATACCACGCTTTGAATTGAGGGTCTTGCTCTCCAAACTTTTTTAATTGCCTTTCGGCTAAAAACCTTTTTAATCTATTTCCTAAACCTTTTTGAAGTACTGGTTCTGAAGATTCTTCTACTTCTCCACCGTTTTGATAGCCATTAGAACCATCAAAATATCCTTCAATCATAGATTGAGGTATTGAGTCTGCGGGAGTAGATGCCATTTTAAACTGAGCCCTAGACAATGCTCTGTTTTTTGCAAAATTACGATTTCTGGCTTCACCCTCTCCTAAATACCATCTATCTCCACCTTCACCACCAGTAAGTTCTGCGGGCATAGGAAAAAGACCACGAGCCTTGACTTTACCAGAAGGCATATATTCCATATCATATTCTGCTCTATCGCCACCCCGCCTTACCTCTGAAGAAACTATTTTCTTAACACTACCACCCTCTTGCATATTGCGGGTAGCGTCTACTCTTTGTCGTACTGGGGAATCAGCAATGGGGAATCCATTTGCTTCTATCTTTACTGGAGAGTTATCTTGCGGTTGCAAGTGTACAAGAGAGGCTGATACCATTAACTTGTTTAATGCACCGTGAGCTCCATCGGCGTGATTTAGCATCTCCATATTTTCTGTGCCTAATGCATTTACCGCATTACGTCTGACGACGTACTCACCCGGTTCTAGGTTGGCGTTAACAACGTCACCCATCGGATACTGT